TTCGCCAATCAACATTTTGATAAGTTATGGAATATAAATTATCGTTATCTACTACATCTCTAGTATATGGTGTGTAATTAAATTTCATTTGCACCAAATCACTATATATTCTAAATTTTTCTGAAGTGCTTACACTAGCTCTTACTTCAGATATTAATGGCCTGCTTGTAAATTTAAGAGTTTTAGTTGTTTGTGTTTCACCATAACTGCTTGTAGTAAAAGACAAATCATTAACTGCTACTGTTTCAAATTTTGTTATTGCCATTTACATTACCAATGGTTTATAAGGTCTTAATAAACAATCCACTCCATAAGGAATCTTTTGCAAACCATCCGTTACTGATTCTGATCTATTATTATAAAGATGCGTAAATAATAATAATCCAGCTTGTTTAATTACAGGATAAGCCTGTGTAAAGTTTGCATTTTGTGTATATTCAACAATGACAGGACTTGTTCTAAAAGTGCTTACATCCGATGGAATACCGCTATTTAATACAACTTTATTTCCTGTCGAATCATAATAATAATTACTTGAAGCAATCGTTGTTAAAACGCTTGGTGTGCTTCCATTATAATAAGCAACTTTTGTAATGCTTAAATTACCACTATTAAACTTATCAACATAACTTGTAACTGGCAAATCTAAATAAACAGGCGTTGAAAAATTAGCTGATAAGCCATAATAAACCCTATATGATGTAGGGAAGATTGACATACCAAGATAATCTTCAATATGCATGCGAACGGCTAATTCTAAACTTTCTAAATACGCATCTTGCGATTCATCAGTTCCTAAATTTAATTGTTGCGCTATTTCGTCTATTGATAGCCAGTTTGTAGTTAAGTCGCGACTAATCTGTTCAAACTTATCATAGTTGAACGGATTGCGAGTAGTTCCATACGGCACTTGCCCAAGCGTGTCGCTCATTATTAAACCCCTACTAAAAAGACACCTGCAAACGGATTTCTAACAGTTGATGCTAATCGTTTTTCTGCAAATAAAGTTATAAAACCAGGTGCAGTTTGATCAAAGCGTTTAATATTCATTTCCTCTGCGTCAGCAATAGTCATAAATTGATCCCAATTTGCTAACACGCCTGAAATCTTACCTGCGGCTGGAGCGTCTAAATAAGGATTAACAATTACTGGGAATCCGAATAAATAAACTAATGATCCGCCATCTTCCGTTCCTGTTTCTACAAACATTGGAGCGCCACCTGTAGAACCTTTTAATTTTCTTAATTGAGCAATTAAAGAAGGATGTAAGTGCCATGCAGTTGTAGGTAATGCCCAATATTGACCAGGCAATAAATTAGCCGCATTAACAATGTCATCATAAGTAATTGCTGAAGCTGAAAATTCTTCTTTTAAAATAGTATGAATACCATTAGTTATAGCAGTTCCGCTTGTGCCATAAGATGCGGCTGAAGTGGATGTTAAGTAAGTTACTAGACCGCGCAAACCATCAGTTCCGCCAGTTGTTGTTGTTGTTGAGCCTGCTTGATCGTTGTTAATAGCCATAGACTGTGCTTCTAGCGATGATAGCTCAAGCATTAAGTCGTTAGAGATAGCTGGATCAATGCCATTAATATCATCCATAACGGCAGTTCTAATTGGTAATTGTGCAGTAATAACTCTAGTGGGTAATTGCCATATTGATGTTGCAATATTTGGGCTACCACTATTGGCAGTTACAGGGTATGTAAATGGGTTTGTTGCGTCTGCGGCATTACCTGTTTTAGCCACGAATTGAGCGGCTGATCCTGTGTATGTAACTTGACGGCTTCCCATTCTAAATGGGTTTGCATATCTTAAAGCGGCAAAAGCGTCATCAAAATAAACTCGACCACCAATATTTAAACCTGATCCTGTTAGCGTTGATGCTTCTTCTACATCTTTGGTCTTATTCTTATCAGTAAAATTAACTGTGGCTTTACCTTCAGTTAATGCCTGTTTAATGCCATTTAAAATTTTTTCAGATGTATTCATTTGTATTCCTAATTAGTTAAGAAAAAAAGGCGGCGATAAAACCGCCTTTTCCCCATATTACAATATGCTATAAACTAGCAGTTTTTGTTGATCTATAACGCACTAAAGCAAAAGGATCAACGATAGATGTTGCTAATCTCTTTTCACCATAGAATGTAATAGAACCTGGCAATGTTTGATCGTAGCGGCGTAATACCATGTTTAAACGATCAACAATAGTATGACCTCTAGTAAAATCACCAAAATACATTGGATACAATGGATCAGTTCCAGCAGATGCAGAGTATTTAGAAGGTGCATTTACATAGGTATTAACTACAACATCAAAACCTAGTAATTTACCAACAATACCATCATCGCGAGATAAACCATCAACATAAATTGGGCGCTTTTGATCATCCACTAATCCACGAATTGCTGAAAGCATAACAGGATTAATAAGGAATTTAGCATTAGGTGTCCAATATGCTTGTGGTAGCGCATAAACAAAATTAACAATGTCTTTATAAACAACATTATTTGCTAATGCATTTCCGTTTGTTGTTAATTGATCGTATGTTGCTAAATTATGCAAACCATCGCTTGATGCCGTTCCTGATGAACCAAAAGATGATTCTGATGTAGTGCCACCTGTATAAGTAGCATTAGCACCTGGATATTGATTAAGACCGCGTAAGCCGTCAGAACCGCCACCAGCAGTTACAGTAGCCGCACCTTGATCGTTGTTTGTAATCATAGATTGAGCTTCGCGTTGGCTAAATTCAGCTAACATATCTGAAACTACATTAGATTCTAAACCATCGATGTCATCTAAAGCCGCAGTTCTGATTGGAAATTGAACATTTAAATCTTTAAGATTTAATTGCCAAATTGCAGTTGCTTGAGTTGTTGCCGCAGTATTATCAACAACACCATAACCCCAACCTACACCTGCATTACCTGTTTTAGCTCTAAATTGATATGTAGAACCATCAGTAGCAACTGAACGAGATACACCGCGCATAGGATTTTCTAAACGCAATGCCGCAAATACTGGATCATAAGAAGTTCTACCACCAATACCTGCGCCTGAACCTGTTAGAGTTGAAGCTTCTTTGATGTATGCGTCATATTGACCAGCATCTTCAAACATTTTAATTTCTTTTTCTACGCGACCATTGCCTTTTACAAATTCAGCAAGTTGGCCTTTAACCATACGATTAACTTCTTGCGAAATTGATTTGTATGTTTTAATTACTGGAGTTGAGTTAATTGAAGCCACTTTAGCTTCAAGTGCCGCTACTTTTTCATCAAAAGAAGCTACAGTTTCAGCAAGTTTAGCATCGACAGTAGCAGTTACTTCTTCTACCTTTGCTAAATTAGCCGCTTCAATAGCATCTAATTTTTCAATAATTTTTTCTGACATGATTTATCCTTTTAAACGATTGTTAAGATTTTTAAGGAGTTCTCTTTCCTCAAAAGCTTTGAGTAATTGATCTTCCTCATTTACCACCGCATCGGATTCACTCTGAATAGGTGTATTTTCAACTTTAACTTTAGGCTCATCACGAGTTTCTAAAATTTGTTTGAAAATTGAAGATGCGGTGGTCGCATCTTTTCTTGAAAGTTTTGCATCACGCAATGCTTTCTCGATAAGTTTTAAGTCTAAAGAACCATCGGCTCTAAAGCACTCTAATTTCGAGATTTCAGCATCTAAATTATTTGGTTGCATAACAATTGACACTTCTCTTAATCCGCCTTTAGTAATTTGGAAATAAGCTTCATCCATATCATCATCGTCTGCTAAAACATTGCCTTCTTTATCTGTCATGCAGTATTCGTCAGCATAAGCGCCTACAGAAACACCACCAACAAGGTTTGGGCTTTCCCTCATAATAGTATATAAGTCTTTACCCATGCTTGTATTTACAAACATCTTACCTTTTGCGTGCATGCCTTCATCATCCATCATAAACTCATACCATTCACCAACTGGCATAGACATATCGTTATGTTGAAAATACATTGGCAAAGGTTTTTCTGATTTCATAAATTCATCCATCCAATCAGCAAATCCTTCAGCTTTATAATTAAATTTACGACCATCAGCACCTTCTCTTGGGCCAAAAGTTGTAACTGTTGCTTCAATTACACCGCTATAATCGGAAGCTTCATCGGCTTTAACACCTAATGCAACTTTTGATTCAAAAAAATACTTTTCAAAATTTAGTTTATTAATCATTGATTGGAACTCCCTTTTTTTTCATTCCGTTAGTTTCAATCGGCTTTGCTTTTCTTTTCAAAGCGGATTGAGTTAATTTGTCGAGTAGCTCTTTTAATGTCATTAGGCTTTACCTGCCTGACCTGTTTTGCCAACGCTAGAAGTGTTGCCACCGCCACCCGTATCTTGCGGTGAAGTGCCACTAATAGGCCTAGCTTGTTTTGATGTATCTTTTAATTCGTCTGCGCCTTCAAAGTTTTCTTTGCCAAGATATTCTCGCGCTTCGTTAGGTGTCATTATACCTGAATTTACGCCTGCTACTGCATAATTCATTTGATCTAATGGTGCGCCTTTTAAAAAGTTTTCAGTTTGGAATTCAATACAAAGATTTGGATAGCCATTTAGTAAAGATGTCTTAAACTTTTGTTGAATATTAACAATCATTGGATACATGGTTGATTTATAAAATTCATCAAGCATAGTTTGAGTATTATTATATTTGCTTTCGCCAATACCTATCATAGATGGCGGCACACCAAACAATCCGCAGATACGCTTCATCGTTTGTTCTTTTAATGCGCGTGCGTCAGCATCTTGAAGTGTTAGCATATTTAGTGGCATATACTTCATGCCGTTATCTAACAACATACCTTGTCCTGGTTTAGATAGATCAGTTGATTTAGAACCTGTAAGAGAAGTCCATGCTTCTTTTAATCTTGCGGCTATTTCTTTAAATTTAGCGTCAGGAATAACTTGGTCTGTAACAAACATGCCACTAGGTTTAGCACCATTAAGCATAATAAAATT